TTTTTTGAATTTAAGTGTTGACTTATTTAGAATAGTAGGTTATAATAAATATGCTTTATAAAACCTCAGAAAGCACATTTGTCTCTGAATGTGCTTTCTTTTTTTGTGTTTTTTATTGCTTTTTATAAATTTATAGTTTATAATTGTAAGTACAATTGAATATCACATTAACTGTAGGTTAGGGGTTTTGATAAAGCACTAAACGTTTTACCCTCAAGTGATCTTGGAAAAAACGGTGACTGAGGTTTGCTACTGCTCAGTTTAAGAGTACACTGTAGCTACGGAGGAATTACCTCAATAGAGAATAAGCTATGATGCCTAAGTAGTAATAGCTACAAGGGGGTAACATGGTAGTGAATATCTAAAGAGCTTCTTCCAGCGACTAGAGGCATCTAGTTAAAGGAATTAACCTGATAAAAACATCTCTAAGGTGTGTCAAAAGCACTCCCACCTAGTGGGTCTGACAGATGTAGAAATGCTATGATTTGAAAATCTGCAGTGTGGGTAGGCTAAGTATTTATTACTTAGTATGAACAATATCTCCAACTGAACACAACTATTAATTGTGTTTTAGGAAATTGACCAGTCCTAATTAATCAGCTACGTCGATTGTTCTCAGAAATAGGTTTGTAAATTTACAGATATCATGCTTGAAGGAGTCTGTAAATCCTATTCTCACACGAAGTAATTACATAATTGCCTTGGGGGGGGGTTTCCTTGTAAGCATTAGTCAGTTTCAGTGTCAGTATTAATATCATTAACCGTAACGTTCATTGGTCTTGCAAGTCTTCAGACCAATTCAGTTACTCTCAGAGCTTGCTCCCCCAAGCAAAGCTCTGAGCAAATAAATAATAATTAATAATTACTGTAGCTTACTAAATATCCCTTGTAGTTTATCAATAAGTAATTCTAAGTTCTTCGAGTACAGACATGCAAGCACGTCTGTAGCTCTCAATCACTAAGAATTACTAAATAACTATTGACAATTATATTAATATACTATATAATTACTGTATGTCATAAAGGGTTCATAACTTTTCCTATTCCTAGAGTAACTTTTATAAGTTACTTGATGCCCCTATAGCCAAGTTGGTAAAGGCTGAGTTCTGCAAAAACTTAATGCGTAGGTTCGAACCCTACTAGGGGCTGAGTAGATTGGGAAACTACAGTAATTGTAACCAACCAGTAGCAAGTAGCTAGAGATGGTTTGGGGGTCAAACATACTATCTTTAGTTACTTGGTATTGGTTGATTTTTACGTTGTAATTCCTTTCTAGATGCCATATCCCTGGAAAGGGGTATGGTTTTTATTTTAGGTTCTATGGTGTAACGGATAACACAGAGGTCTTCTAAACCTCTACTCCAGGTTCGATTCCTGGTGGAACTATTGTATTTCAAGTAAAAAGGGGTTTACTTATGAAAGATGAAATTAAATTAGCTATTGAAGGTAAGGATAGAGACTACTTTCTTAGTAAAGGTATTCCCTTTCCTAAATATTGGTATGGTCACTCAGACCTACCAAAATCAAAAAAGAAAAATAGAGCTTATTCTACAGAAATGAGAGCTTTATCTGAAATGTCTCTAGACCAGTTAGAGGTAGTAGAGATGTTTTGGGGCATTGCCCCTCTTGTAGTTGATAAAGTCAAAAAACTAGATGTAGAATTTGTAGAAAATATTCCAGTACCTACAGCTACAAGGGTTAATGCTTTAGTTCAAACTAAACTATCTATGATTAGTTCAGATGAACGTAAAGAATGGGCTGATAGAGTTGAAGGTAAAGCAGTATCTAGAGAAGTATCTATGGCTCTAGTTACTGATGATAGTGATAATACTGCATCAGCTACAAGGGAGCTTATCCTAGATAAGTTTGATGAGCTAGGCAATATCTGGGCAGACTATGGTAAAGGTTCTAAAGAAGAACAGAAAGAACTTGGACATGATGAGGTATTGAGACTAGAAGAGGGAACAGATGGGGAAACTGAGGGATAGACTTGTACTTAAACTTGGTGAAGTCCATCCTAAAAGTGAATTATTACCCTGGTTAAAGGGGTATATACCACATCCAGACTCTTATATTAGGAACTCAATACCTATTGAGAAAAGACTCTATTATGCTAAGCTAGGTTATACTGAGTTCTTAGCTGAAATGAATATTGAACTCAACTTTGACCAGGCTTTAGCTATTGGAGCTTTAATATCTGGTGACTATCATACTGGTTACATGATTGAACCTCCTAGATTCGGTAAATCATTTATCATGGGAGCTTTAGCTAACTATTTAGCCATGCACAGCTACAGCGTGTCTGTAGTTGCATCTAAGTCTTCTAGGACAGCCAAAGTAATGGAACATGCTAGAAGGCATCTAAGAGGGGCTAGTATCGACATGAAGAACATGTTGGTAGAAGAGTCCAAGGCATCAATTAGCAAGGCTGACAAGCTCCTAGGACGGTCTGAGACTGCTTATAGTAAGTCAAGGATTGTCTTTAAGAACGGTAACAAGATTGATACTAAATCTACAGGGGATACTTTCTCTAGTATGGACTCAGATGAAAACATTGGTGAAGGTTCTCATGTTCTTATTGATGAGATGGACTTTATCTCAGAACGTGCCTTGACAGAGCTTGGTAGACGTGAATTTGAAAGAGATGATGGTGAATCACTTATCCTTTTTGGTATTAGTAACCCTCGTTTCTTAAACCACTTTCATGAATCTGTTACTAACCCTAATCTGAAGGATGATGAGTTTGTTATTTGGGGTAACATAGTTACCTCAATGGAATCAGACTCAATTAAAATGACTCCTGAAGAGGTACTTGCTTCTGACTTTGCTAGAACTGAAGAGTCTATCAGAATCAACTTACTTTGTGAGTATGATGAAAATAGCTCAGAGTTCTTCAATGCTCCAATGATTGTAGCTCCTAGACATGACATTAGTAGCATTTCACCACGCACTATATCAGCTCTAGGAATTGACTCAGCCTATAAAGGTTCTGATGGTATTACCCTTGCACTGTCTATGTATGACACGCAAGAGGATGCCCTGGTTAGGGTTACTGATACCATCAACTTAAGACCTGATGAATGGTCTGATGCAAGGTCTACAAGAGAGATTGTAGATGGTATAGAGCGTGTAGTTATGAAGTACAATGTAGTATCACTTGCTATTGATACAGGTCAAGGTTCTCACTTGATTGTTGAGATGATGAACAGACCATCTTTTGATAGGGTAACTATATATCCTATTGACTTTGGTGGAAGACCTACACCTGAGAAGGTAGCAAGTCATGTAGATACTGCTTTAATGGCTAGAAATAGAAGAGCAGAGATGCACTTAGTCCTAAGACAGCTTATGCAAGAGAATAAAGTTGTGTTTGCTTCTGAAATTAAGGAAACTCTATTGACTCAGATGAGAGCTATACAGCTTAAGAACAAAGAGCTTGATAAAGTTACCCTAATTGGTAAAGATGTCATTAGACAAGTGCTGAAGAGGTCTCCTGATGACCTAGATGCTGTTATTCTAGCTGTTCATGCCCTAGAACTCTATATATTAGGTGTAGAAGGAGGTAATTAGTGGAAATTGATAGAAAAACTGGCTATGAACTCCTTATTAAAGACAATATAGGGATTCCTTCACAGCTAAATGAGATGGATAACACACTTACCTATGAACAAGTGCAATACTTGGTAACAAATATGCCTGGTATTAACACTATTCTAGAAGGTATTGTTGACTACATCTTTGCAGGTGATATGGAGCTTGTTAAGGATGAAGATAGCTCTATTGAGGGTGAAACTCTCAGAGATATGCTAGATTCACAGAATATCCAAGGAATTACAGTTATGGACATGTTTAAACAGCTCACAAGAGAGCTATTTGAGCAAGGTGCTGTAGGTGTAAGGAAGATTCCTGCTAAACAAGCCCACAATGGTCATAAAGATAGTATTATGATTGTTCCTAAGAACTCTTATGACATCATTTTTAGAGAATCTGAAGAAATTCCACTTGTTTACATGCCTTTTATCTACATTTTGAGAAGGTTTCATGCCTTAAATCGTAAGCATACGTGGGTTAGAGCTTCTGAAGAAGTGGTAGATGACAGATTCTACATTGATGATGAAGGCAATATTGTCTCAAATGACAAGGATTCTGTAGCTTTAACATCAGAAGACTTCACAAATATCACTATGGATGGCTCATTCATTGGTGTTAGTCCATTTGAGAATGATAAAAAGCGTACTCATCTTATCCTTAAGCTCTTAGATTACTTTATTCATGATTTTCAACGTAATGGTGTTGGTACATTGGCATTTAAACACAATGAAACAATGCTTGCTAAGATGAAGAATGAAGGAAACCCTTCAACATCAGCTAAAATCTTTGATACAAGTAATTCTAACGCTGTATTCAATGAGGATGTCAGAAAAGACAACGTAAAATCACTAGCAGATATGCTTGCTAATGTAGAATATAATGATTCAATCATTTATTCAGACATCTTCAGTGATATGGAACAGTTGACTAGGGATTCTAAACCTAGTGATTACCTAAACCTCTTATCAATCCATGCTACACGCTTCTCATGTCAAATTTATGGTGTTTCACCACAGGTATTTGACTTAGATGCAGGTACAGGTAACATTGGTAAGGATGAAGTCATTAAGACCTTCATCATTCACAAGGTTATCCCTTGGAGAGATAAGATTGCAGTCAAGCTTACTGAAGTAATCAGACTCATGGGTTATGAAGGTTATACCTTTAGGTTCAAAAACCAAGAAACTAAAGATTACTATGACTATGAAAAAGATAATTTCATGTCACAGACCTTTGAACGTATTCATGAAGCAGGATATACTGAAGAAGCTAAAGAATACCTTTATAAACATCTTCTAGAGGGGGAACAATGACAACAACCAATTTTGACAAAAATGCTCAACACAGCATGATTACAGCTATTGAGCAAGCACAAACCAAAGACCAACCTTTCATGGCTACAGGAAGTAATGACTCCCCTGTAGTTGTAGGTGATGTTAATAACATTGATGCTGAATCTGATTATGAAGCTAAGTTCATCTATCCTAAGAACTTTGCTATCCAGGGTAATTACACTGATACAGATGAGGGCAGAGAAGTTATTCGTGTATTTAAAGGGGTATCTATTACACCTCGTAAAGCTCGTAGAGTTCGTCATGCTGTAACTACACTTATCCTTTACTTCTCAAAAGTAAATACATCTACTGGTGAGCAAGAAATTATGTCTCTATCAGAAGTTACTGAAGTCTATTCTAAACTCAGTGATGAAGTAGTAGATGCTATGGAAACATTAGTACAGTATGGTCTTGGTATTAGTGACTATGATATGGAATATCTCAGTGATGAATCTCTTGTAGTTCTATCTAGTCAGCTTATTGACAAAAATTCAGGGTTTTTTCAATGAGACACTGAGTAGGGTACAGAAGTTAGTCTATGATGATGTGAATGGTAAAGTAACTAAGGAAGTAGATAGTAAATACTATGACACTCCTATTGATGATTACTTTGCCTACTGTCTTAGGATTGGTAAACACTTTGGTACATCTCCTAAAGATATATATGAGAATTGGTCTCTACCAATGGTCATAGTATCCTTTGTATGTATCCACAATGAAGGTGTTACTGAGTTTGGTTATCAGCAAGATAGCATGAAGGACAATAAACCTAAGATAATTCATTATGAGAATAACTATATCTACAATATCACTGCAGATATGGTAGCTGAAATGGTTACTGAAGAGAAAGAAAGTAAGTTTGCTCCTGAACAGGAAGCACTAATGTCAATGTATGAAAGGAATTAAACAATGTCTGGTAGTTTGAAAGAGTTCTTTGATGGTAAGTATAGTGAAGTAAAATCACTCGGTAAAATTGATGATGCTAAAGTATACACTATGGAAGACTATGTGGAGCTTAATAAGCTAGATGAGCAGGTTAGAAGGAATGGTCTTGAACCTGCAGGAAACGCTATTAAAGTACCACAAACTGATAGCCAAGGGTATTTGACTTCAACTCCAAGAGAGAGACTTGTAGTTAATGAATCAATTGCCTTTATCAACCGTATCAAAGTTAATAAAGAAGCTAAAACAATCTCTATTGTAGTTGACTATAGAGCTTGTACTGAGCAATCACAAGGAAGTATTTATACTCCATCTGTTCTGTCCTATGTAATTGGTAAAGTCAAAGAAGGAAAAGCTGATAAGTATGCTGTACTTAAAGTAGAGAATGTATCAGAACAAGACTTCATCAATGACTTTAAAGACCAACTTACTAATGATGATGCAAAACAGATGTATGAAGTGATTACTCACTATAAAAACACAGGTACATCTACTGGTATTAGTTTAGATGAGCTATTTTAACCAGTAATTAAAATAATCGGAGGTATGTGATGAAAGTAATCACAGCTAAAGTAGAGCTTACTCACAATGGAGAAAAAATTACTCTTAAGGGTACTGAAGCTCAGACTGCTCTACAACGTTTGACAGCTTGGGATGGTCAAGGTTCTGTAGCTATTAACTACACAGACCCTGCCACTAAGCAAGTCCAAGGAATCTTCATGTGTTGTGGCGATACTTGGAAACGTCTTCCAAACGAAGTAGAAGAAAAAGAAGAAATGCCATGCAAATGGTGTAAACCTTGTAACATTGGTGATGAGGAAGATAAAGATAATGTTACTCCTACCTATCCAACACCTCCAGGTGAAATTTTGTAAGAGGTACATCTATGGCTAAGAAAAAAGAAGTTGAGGTAGAACTTCCTCAAATTACAGATGAATACCAACTTGCTCTACAAGAGCGTAGAGAAAGACAACTTGGTCTAGATTCTGGTATTACTGAGGTAGTTACACCTGAAGAAATTGGTAGTAAAAAGGTAAAGGGAACTAAGAAGGATGAAGCTTAAGTATACACTGTCAAAACTGTTTCCTGATGGTAAGACCTTCAGAGTAAATTATTTAGATGGTAATATTGTTAAGCTTAAAAATGTTAGGTTTGAGTATGGTTCTACTTATGAGACTGAAGATGTAGCTCTTATTAAGTCAATTAAAGGACTCACTCAAAGATTCCCTGACAATGCTAGTAACCGTGCTTGGTTAGACAGTATTGGTGTTCCCTATAGCCCAGTTCCTTGTCAAGCTTGTGGTGGAAGAGTTATTAAACTAGAAGTACACCTATTTGACTTTAAGGAGGCCTAACATGAGAACATATAGACTAGCAGGTACTGTAGTTGATTCTGAAGGTGCTTTGTTCATGGAAGCTTTAGAGCAGGACTACATCTCAGCTAAAAATGTTGAGAAAATCCTAGCTGAAGCAGGTGGTGAAGAAGTAACCTTCAATCTTAACTCAGGTGGTGGTTCAGTTAATGCAGGTAGTGAAATCTACACTATGCTTTCAAGCTACAGTGGTAGAATTGTGGTAAATATCACAAGCTTATCTGCTTCTATTGCTTCAGTATTCATGCTTGGAGCAGATGAAGTAAATATCTCACACCAAGCACAAATTATGATTCACCAACCACACTTTAGAAATGAAGAAGTAGTAGACAAGTTGAGTCTTGAACGCTCACTAAACATGCTTGACTCTACTGAAAGGTCTATTGCTAAAGTGTATATGAAAAAGACTGGTCTCAGTGAAGATGAAATCCTTGATATGATGTTCAAAGAGACATGGCTTACTTCAGACCAGGCTTTAGAGCTAGGGTTTGTGGACAATATCTTCAATGATACAGAGGAATCTGTAGAAGGTGTAGAAGACCTTGTAGCTATGGTATCTACTACAGGGAAACAGCTAGAGACTTTACAATTACTAAATGAAATGAAAGGAACTCCTATGGATAAGACATTCTTTGAAAAGGTAAAATCTCTTCTAGCAAACAATTCTGTAGATAATGAATCTGTAGAAACTGTAGAAGAGGTTGTAGAAGCCCCTGAAGAGTCATCTAAGGCTGATGAAGAGGTAGAAGGTACAAATATACCTGAAGAGGTAAAAGAAGGCTCAGAAGAGCAATTAGACACCTCTGAAGAGGTTGTAGAGGAAGCAGAAGAAGTAGTTGAGGAAGAAACTGAAGAAGTTGTAGACCAAACTACAGAATTGCTTACACAAGCTCTTACTGAAATTCAATCACTCAGAGCTGAAAATGAAGAACTTAAAGCTAAAGTAGAAGCTTTGGAAAAAGATAACAAAAAACTTGTAGCTAAAAGTTCTAAATCACAGTCAGTAGTGGATAAGCTTAACAAATTGCTTAACAGCGAAGAAGCAAACGTAGTATCAGTAACTCAGAAGTCAGAAGCTAAAAACATGATGCCTAAAGGCTATACTGGTATTCGTTCAGGAGGACAAATTTAATGAGTAATGTTACTAATGACATTTATACTGAAGAAGTTGTAGGAGAACTTGCTACAGCAATTCAGAAAAACATGGAAAATGCAGGAGAAGGTCATAAGCTTCCTTTTGGAATTGCTAAAGACTACTCTAAAGCATTGCCATCATTGGGTGACTTTAACATCACATCACCAATGGTAGCTTCAATGCTTGAATCTATTGCAGAATCATCAATCGCTACCTTTGTTAAAAATAATAAAGGTAAGTGGGTTACTGAAACCTACACTTGGGGTACAACAGACCCAGATGATGGTCAAGGATGCTGTTTCACACCGTTTGAAATTCAAGCTTGTGCTGATTCAGCTAAAATCTTCTCACTTTGTTTGAAAGATTGTGAAACAACTCTTGACAAGATGATGAACTCAGCTCTTAAGTACAAGTCTAATGACTTGCTTAACTACTTCCAAAGAGCAGGAATGACTTATGAAGCTTCATTGCAATATATTGCATGGTTCTCATTTGCCTTCCGTACACAACGTGTTATTGCACAAGGTTTGGTTAACTACCAAGGTAAAGGTTTAAGACCTTTCCACGGTATCGCAGAAGTAATGTCACATCCTGCAGTTACTCCTATTCAGTCAGGTGACATCCTTGGTGCATTTGCACAAGCAGGATGTATCCTTGATGTACTTAACCAAGGTACTTCAACTAACTATGCTATCTTTGTTCATCCAGTAGGACACACAGCTATTTCAGATGTAGTTGTTGAAGGTAAAAATGGTAAACTCCCTGCAGGTTGGGAAAGAGGTAACTTTGGTAGCTTCCACGGTACACCAGTGACTCTTAAATTCAAAGGTATTCCTATTGTTAAAGACATCTATGTACCTAAAGACTTGGAAGTAAACAACACATTTGAAGCTTACATCATTGACTTGTCAGTGACTAAAGTATCAATGGTTTACAAAGACTTGCTCATTCCTGCAGATAAAATCCGTCAAGGTACAACTCTTGAACCAGATTCAGACTGTAACTTTGTAGCTTGTGATATTTACGAAAATGCAGGGGTAGCTCACTCAGCTAACTATGCTCGTAACATCTTGCTCACAGGTATGCCATTGTCAGCTAACTGTTCTGCAGGTGTATACACTCGTATCATGGGTGCATTGGACGGTGAAGTCCCATTCCCAATGGTGCATGTTCCTAAAGCCTAAGAGGTGATATATGTTACTAGATGCCATTAAGAGCAAGTGTTCTTGTATGAGTCAAGTTACTCAGGAAGAGTTTGATACTATCTGGAGTAACTTTGTTAGGTTTCTTAGTAACATTACTTGTTGGGATGTTGCAGGAGGAACTATTGAGCAGTGCTGTAGAATCCACACAATAGACCTAAATAGACCACTCTGTAGCTACACTTGTATTCAAGTACATCCATATTGGAAAGCTATTAATCTAGATACGGTTACAGTGGAACTAAGACAGTATAGCTCTAGAGGTGTCAATATCGTTCCTCTAGATAAAAGCTTGTTTACTTATGATGATATTGCTGATAAGTTCTTTATCAGACTAGATGAGCTTATGAACACTGAGGACAACTCTTGTGATAAGAATTGTTCTCACAATGTGTTAGTCATGAGATATGAAGCAGGTTATGACTTAAGTAGTCCTGAGTGGGACAACTTAATCTGTCATTACCTTACAGGGTACACTGCTATTGCCAATAACTGTATTAGTGTTGGTGACTGTGCTAATGTCAATAGACTATCAGCAGGGGCTTCTTTGGTACAAAAGGATGTAGATACTATTAAGTATGTTTGGGAGATTAACAAGGATTCACAAGAATACTTCTTCTCTCAGTTAGTAAATAACTTTTACAAAGATAGCCTAGGAAGATATTCTCTTTGTGGCAGAAGCTATAATCTAAGGACTGAAAAGCAAATTACAGTAGGAAAGAGTAAGTAATGAGAGTTAGATATAGAGGTGTAAATAGCCCTACAGGAAGAACTAGAAGAGGTGGTTGCAGTGCTTGTGGTCAATCTTCTATTGGTAGGACTGAAATGGCTCTCCTAGAGCCTTACAGATACTTCTATCACGATAGAGAGTTTAACTTCTACCTTGGTAGAGAGTATGATGTGCCTGATGAGTTAGGTAAGGCACTCTTGAATAAGTACAGTTATGTCAACGGAAACAAACTACAAGCATTTGAAGAGGTTATCTGATGTCTAAAGATGTGTATATCTTCAGACATGGAACTACTAACCCACAATATGATGATAATGGTAGACAGCTTGACTCTACAGTTTGGGAACAAACAAACCAATTTACTTGTGTAGAAGTAGTACAGTTCTATAATGCTTATAGGAACTTTAGTAAGGATACCTATGAGACAGAACAAGAGCTACATCATAAGCTATTCTATATTGAGGTTTGGAGACAATCCCAACAAAGAAACTATGATATTGTCCTAGGAGACTACATCTATGAACCTGACTTAGGTTATTGGTGGAAGATTCTAGCAGTATCACAGAATGAAGTCATGCCTGGTTGTTATTATCTAATCATCCGTGGTCAAAGACTTACATCAAGAGAAGAGTATAAACTAAGAGTTAGGGATGCTCTTACTGCAGATGAAAGTCACACAGGAAGATAATTGTGGTTAGGAGAAGAAAAACAGGTGATGCTGAGATAGACTCTTGGATTGATGAAGAGATGCACACTGTAGTTCAGGAATTAAAAGTAGCAGTAGAAAACAATATACATGTTGATACAGGGGCTTTAAGAGACTCTGTAACAGTAGAAGAGAGTGGAGAGGACTTCTATGTAGGTATTGATGAAGACTTGCTTATAACTGACCCTAGAAACCCTAGAGGAAGGAATTATGCAAGGTATCATCATGATGGTACTTACAAGACTCCTGCAAACCCTTTCTTGGATAAAGCAATTAATCAGGTAGGTGCAGGATGAAGAGGAAGATTTTCACTAATATTAAGAGATGGCTTATTGAATATGGTATAGATATTTTAGACCTAATTATAGAGCCTGTAGATGAGATGTCTAGAGACACAACCATTCGTTATGAGAATTTTATGCATGAACTCAATCGTCATTTCTCTACAGCTCAATTCTATAAGTCAAATTTCAATGCTCACCTACCACTATTAACAGTAGATGTATCAAATGTAGGTTACTCTTCACAGTGTTATTGTGAGTATCTAATTACTTTTAAATATCATTGGACTACCATTTCTGCTGACCAGGAGCTTATCTTAGAGAATACACCTGAAGGTAACTTAGACCTAGAAGATAAAGTAGATAGAAGATTGAAAGCTATGATGTTCTCTAGGTCTTATATTGAGAATGAAGTAGTTTACCGAGACATATTCCAAGACTTACAAAAATTACCTAACTTTGAAGACAAAATTTGTAATGTGGTTAGTATCAGTGACTATCCAGTTACATTTGAACAAGTAGATGATGAGATAAACACTATCTCAAAACAATTTAAAATTACTGTAGGAGAATGTGGATGATTAAAGAACAACCACTAGACCTAGACGCATTTTATGAGTCTAGACAAAAGCTTGCAGGTGAGAATGGTACTATGTACGCTCAACGACAACTTGCAGGAATTAGACAAGTAGTAGCAGAAGCTAAGCTAAACTCTGTAGCTAAAGCAGAAGCTAAAGAAGACAAAAAAGAAAAGAAAGGAGATAAGTAATGACACAAGGTTGTATGCCAAAGCTTACTCATCCTATGTATGGTTATGCTAAGCAAAACAAAAATGAAATCATTGGTGTTAGAGTATCTGAAAAGATTAACTACTACACTGAGCTTTCAACTAAGAACTATCGTGAAATTACTAAGGGTGAGTTTCAATCATTTGATGCCTTGACTACACCTGAAGACATGATTAGATGTAATGAGAAAGCATGTCACATGACAGGTACACTTTATGTGAAACCAGTTGAAGGTGAAGCTACAGTTACCTATGACATCCGTGGTGATTACACTAAAGCAGGTTTTGGATTCCATTACTTGTATGTTACTTTCCTTGGTTCAGATACAGTTACAGTTGAAGCTAAAGTTTCAGACTTGCATGATGTAGAAGGTAAAAACTCTTACACATACGCTGTAGAGCTTACAGGAGCAGGTCTAGCTACAGATGTGTTCCAAGTAGCACAATTTGACTTTGCTAACCCATTGTCAATTAAATCTCAAACAGGTACAGGTTGGATTCCTTCAGAAGATGGTATCCATGTAGAGTACACTATTAAGCACAAAGACAAGGCTGATGCTCTTGTTAAAGAACCATTTGGTATCTCATCTATCAAGACTATTGCTTGTAAGAATGAGCTTCATAAGTCTGATAACGTGCTTATCTCATGTTTGGAATCATTCACTCATGACATCTCACTTGGTGCTTCAGATGCTAGATGTTTCGGTTCAGGATATGACCCTTCATCTACTGAAATCACTACAAGTATTTCAGGTGCTACTCGTTCACTTAATGACTTCTGGTTGAATCCATTGGAGTCTAAAGGTGGAACTATTGTAGCTGGTATTCCAACTACAAGAGTGTTTACTGTTAAAGGTAAAACTGTTAATGGTACTGAGTATGGTTACATTGAACTTGCTGACTTGTATCCAACTTGTAACTCAGTAATTATCTCCCTTGGAGAAAACTGTAATGGTGTATATCTTGAACCACTTCAAGTACCATCTGTAACTCCTGTAGACCCTAACGAGTTTGTAGCTATCTCAAATGTTAAGGCTCAGGACTTTGGTACAGTGTATGTCAATAAGAAATACATCAACCGTGAAGTATTGGTTACTTATGATGCTGAAAAAGAAGTAGAACACTTTGAAGCAAATGAAGACCGTCTTGATTCATTTGAAGCTGAGTTCACAGTACCTCGTGTAGCTACTAATGGTAAACGTGAATACCTCAGATTCTATGGTATCATCACTTCACACTCAGAAGAGTTCAACAACTCAGATGAAGTCAACTTGTCACTAGAAGTTACCTTTGTTCGTAGAAATGGTAAATTCTATGACCGTTATGTAGAAGCTTAAGAAAGAGGTAGAGTATGGCTCAAAGGCAATTAAGGGTACAAGTTACCTCCCAGGTAGATAAGAGCCTTACTGACCTTCTGAGCAAGTTAGATAAGTATTCTAAAGGTACTACTATAATTGTTAAGGCAGTAACAAACAGTAAGGATGTTATTGCCTTATTTAATACTGTCAATAAACTTAAAAACAAACGTGTTAGAGTTGATGTTGATAGTAATGGTAATAAGGTACTGAAGGTACAAAAAGACTTGCTAGCTCTTAAGAACAAGACAGTAAGTGTTAAGGTAGATGCAGACACTAGAAGCATTACTAAGGTATCCTCAGACCTTAATGGTCTTAAGGGTAAAACCTTTAAAGTTAATGCTGACCTATCACATCTTAATAAAGCTAAGAAAGACTTAGATGATATTGACAATAAGGTAAACAAGAATAGAACTGTTAGGATTCAAGGTGATACATCAGGTCTTACAGCTATCTCTAATGCCTTGGATAGAATTTCTAGTAAAGTATTGGCTCTATCTGCTAGGGGAGCTTTGAACATTGGTAAAAGCTTTGCTAAAGATGCAGGAGAGCTATATGATGCTCAGAATGAATTTGTAAACAACATGAGGTCACTAGACAATCCTCTTAGTGACAAAGAAATCAACTCAACACTTAAAAACCTTTCTAAATATGGGGCACAAACTAAGTACAATGTAGCTGAGCTTACTAACTTGGCAGGTGCATTGAAAGGGGCAGGATTCGATAAGGATTTTGGAGGTTTTGATAACCTAACCAAAAACCTTGCCAATATCTCAGCCCTTGCTAGTAGCCCTTCTAATGCCCTTAAACGTGTATCTACACAGATTAAACAGATGTCCTTAGATGGTAAAGTCTTAGCTAGAGACTGGAATCCTATCAGAGATGCTATTGGTGGTACAGCTACACAAAAGGTTGTTCAGAAGTTTAAAGATGAATATGGTTTTGATAACCTAGCTGATGCCATGAAAGAAGGTAAGGTACTAGGTAAAGACTTCATCAAGGTATTGAATGAAGTAGGTCAAGACCCTGCCTTGTTAAAGGCTGCAACAAATACTAAGACCCTTAAATCAGCTTGGGAGAACATGAGAGAATCCCTTACTGTAGGTCTTGTAGGTACTCCATTTGAACCAGGAGCTTTAACACCTGCCATTGATGGACTAGTTAAGTTGATGAATACAGTATCAGAGAATGGTGATGTTATTCAAAACTTTGTAAGTAAAGGTGTAGGCAAAGCAATGTCACTCTTTAAAGAAATGTTTGGAGAGTTTGATTTTAAACAAGGTCTTAAAGACTTTGTAACCTACCTAGCTCCTGTAGGTAAGGGTATTGAATTACTTGCTAAAGGCTTTGCTAAAATTAATGCCAATGGTAAGAATACTGGTAAGATTCTTGGTGGTATTATTACTGCTTCTGCAGGTTGGTTAGTAGTATCTAAGATGGCTCGTTCTGTAAGGGCTCTATCAAGCACTCTAGGGCTGTTAAAGAACTTTAAGAACCCTTTCAGTAGGGGAGGAAGTAGTGGCTCAAGAAGGGCTTCTGGTGGCTCTACAAGCCTATTAGGAGGTCTTACTAAGTCACTAGGAGACTCAGCTAAGATGCTAGCCTTTGCAGGTTCTATTAAACTTATTGCTAGTGCTTTTAAAGACATTAGTAATACTGACATGGACTTTACTGAAGCTACAGTTAAAGTAGGTACTATGGTAACTATGGTATCTGCTATGGCAGGCTACGCTGTAGTTTTAGGTAAAATACTTCAACGTAAAGAACTAGGTAAGGACTTACTTATAGGTGCTACTGCTATTGCAGGAGTAGTTACTGGTATGCTTCTTATGGCTAAGACAATGGAACAGCTTAACAATGTCAAGTTTGATACAGGTAAAGTGTATGGTACTGTGTTAGCTATGAATGGTCTTGTTGTTATAGTTGGTCTTATTGCTACTACTATTGGTGCTTTGATGGTAGCTACAGAAGGTATTGGTTCTTTAGCTCTAGGAGCAGGGTTAGTATCAATGTTAGCTATATCAGGTACTATGGTAGTAGTTGCTAAAGCTATGGAGTCTGTAGCTAAGACTGTAGCTAGAATCAATAAAGTTAAATTACCTAATGCAGGTACTTTCGGTAAGAAGATGGTTAACTTTACAGCTCTTGTTACTGAGATGAGCATGGCTAGTGCTATTAGTGGTAATATCTCTACTCTAGCTCTATTACCATCTATCTTTGGTACTATCAGTAACCTAGCACAAGCTATCCAAGTAGAAAGTATTATCCTATTAGCAAACCAACTTACTAAGCTACAAGGTAGTGTTAAGAATATTCCTGACAAGTCTAAGTTCAAAGATACCATCAAGAAACTTAAGAACATGACTGAGCTTATTAGTGAGCTTAGTACAGTAAGTGGTGGTGGTATTAAGAATCCTGTAGATGCACTCAAGTCTATTGGTAATACCTTTAGTAATATTGTTAAGGGTCTGGAAGTAAACTCTCTAACAGATAATATTTCTAAAGTAACTAACTTAATTGCTACACTCAGCCAGCTTAACATGCCTGAAGACTTAACTGCACTTAAGACTAAGCTACAGAATATTGCTAATATCCAAAAAACACTTAATAGTGCTTTTGCTGATATTCAGTTTGGAGATAAGGGAGGAATATCTAACCCATTCATTCATGGACTTAATACTCTTTCTTCATTCTTTGAAGGTTTTGAGACAGGAAACAATATCAAGATATTCAATAAGGTATCTAAGTTTGTTAAAGACATCCAGGACTTAGAACTTCCTGATGATGTAAGTTCACTCGTATTACAGATTAGGAAGATTGGTCTTATTCACCAACAACTTAATCAAGCATTTTCTACATTCTCTCTAGGCACTATTTCTGTATCTTATCCTATCCTAAATGCTATTAATGCTCTAGGTACATTCTTTGATAGTTTAGCTACAAGTAATCTTATCAGTACAGTTAAGAAGCTTACACAGTTCATTAAAGATATTAATGAGGTAGAAGTACCTTCTGACACATCTGCTATTGATGAAAAGATTAGTAACCTAACTAATGTCATGAATAGCCTTAAGAAGCTAGGTAATGATTCATGGCTTGATTCTATTAACTTCATCAGTAAAGGACTAGAAGCTCTTACCTCTAAACTTGATGGTGCTTCACTAGATGCTAAATTTAAGTCATTCACTAAACTAATTGACTTTGTTAAGAAGATTAGTGACCTTAAGTTAGATGATGCAGGTCTTGAAGCTATAGAAACTAAGCTAGATAACCTTAAGAAGACACTACAAACAGTAAGTAAATTTAAAGTTGATACACCTCCTGACATTAAAGATGATGTACTAAAAGGTTATGAGAACTTCAAAAAACTTACGGATAAGATTAAAGGTATTACCGATAGTCTTAATAATATTCCTGATGGACTAGACATCTCAACTAAGATTGAATCAGTTAAAAATGCTTTGTCTAAGATTAGTGAACTAGCTACACTTGACATCTTTGGTAAAGATACACCTTTCAATAAGGATGTAACATCCAATATTAAGAGTGTAACTGAGTTTACAAGTAAGCTTAGTAGCATTGCTTCATCACTTAATGAAATTAACTCAATAGAAGACCTTAGTGGTATTCCTGCTAAGATTGAACAGTTAAGACAAGCACTTCAATCAATCACTCAAGCAGGTGAAAACGGTGGAAGTTTAATGTCTATGTTTGATGCCTTTAAAGGTAAATCAGATTATGGTAAACTAGCAGAAGAAGCAAGTAATATGATTAATTCACTTAAGACTATTGCTGATGCTCTATCTCAGATTCCTGACTTGATTAACATTGAAGGTAGTGGTATTGAAACACGTGTAGCTAAGATTCAATCAGTTCTTAAATCATTAACTGACAGTGACACAGGAAGCTTTATCCAAGACATTGGTAAGCTTGCTAAAGTATCTGAAGCTGTAGGTCAAGTAACCTCTGTAGTTAATAGCTTTAAGACAATGGCAGAAACACTAATGACAATCCCAGACCTAATCAATGTAGAAGGTTCAGGTATTGAAACAAGAGTTGCTAAGATTAAATCTGTACTCCAATCTCTAGCTTCTTCAGATGATTCAGGTTTAACTACAAGCTTGCAAAACATTCAGAAGCTATCATCTAATATTATGTCTGCAGTACAAGCAGTCAATAATATCTTGATTATTGCTAATGCTATTAATCAATTCCCTGAAGTAAATGCAGATAACTTCAACAATAGTATTAATGCTATTAAGACAGCTATTGATAGCCTATCAGGTATCAATGATAATGATGCTATTATTGGTAACTTGACAAACATCTTGAATACTATTAATCAGCTACAAAATGCTCTAACTCAGTTTGCTTCAATGGCTTCATCACTTGGTCAACAATCAGGAAGTAACTTCTCTAATGGTTTTGTATCAGGACTAGGTAGTAGAATTGTTGATAAGATGAATGAGCAGAAGAATCAAATTGAGAATCTTGGCTGGGAAGCTTTAGGTGCTTCTATCTCTAGTAAGATTGCTAATGGATTTGATGTAAGTTCTGTACTTAATAAAATCCAACAAATTCAATCAGCTATTGATTCTCTTAAAGGTAAGACAGTTGATATTACTGTCAATGAAACTACAGTTAAGAAGACAAAACATGCAGAGCATGGAGGATTGATTGAATATCACTCTACAGGAGGTACAGTAGGTGGTAGACTATTTAAACCACTGGGTACTGATACTATACCTGCTATGCTAACTGCAGGTGAATATGTTCTTAAACGTTCAGTATCGTCAATGCTAGGTAAGCAATTCCTTGATAACTTAAATCAGTTGAATCTTACACAAGCTCTCAAAGCTCTAGCAGGACACACAGGCCACTCTGTAGTTAATAACACTACTAACAACATTACTCAAAACGTAGATAATAAAGCTTCATTCATCAATGGATTGAATGAAATTAGAGGGGTGGTTAGACCATGACAACATGTTTAGGTGCTAGGTCAACTTCAGACTTTGTAGCTAGACCTAGAAGGTTCATTCAGTATAATGACCTAGTGTTTAGTGGAACTGAAGCTATTAACTCTAGTCCTTCAGAATCAATAACTACTAAGTATGAAACTACAGAGTACATGTTTAGGAATGGTAGTTATTGGAAGATTACAGGAGACCAAGTTCTCCTTAAAGATGATAAGATTACTCTAGACTTATCAATTAGAACTACAGATTGGGATATGGTTAATATCCAAGCTCACCAAGACTTCATCAAAGACAATTTGCTTACAGTAGGTAAGCTGTGGGCTATTGATACTGGTGGTCAGCTTATATGGTGTAATGCCATCCTTGACTCTTACACTCCTACCTATGAGTGGACTTTTAGAGACAATGGTTATTTAAGCTTCCAGGTATCATTTACTAATCCAGATGCAGTATGGCACAAGGCAGATGGATATACTACTTTCCTTCTTCCTTATGCTGACTGTAACTTTGTTAACATGATAGCTAGTTGTTTTCAAAACTCAACATGCCAAGCTTTCTGTCAGACTTCACGAACCTTGAATGGTACTTGTGAAGACTGTGCTAAAGACTGTTGTGAATTATCTAAAGCTATTTCTCTATGTGAAGTCCAAGGGGATGTGTGGTTAAGCTTTTATCAGAAATGTAATAGTGATTACCGTATTATCCATAACTGTGAACTAGGTAGAGAAAGGTTTGGTAATGAAAGACTTTGGGGTGAATCCCACTGTGATGCTTGTGTGGATGGAGCTTGGTCTACTAAGTTCTATTCAGACACTGTAGTTGAGTCTAGAGATGTAACAATTACTCTACAAGGTAAATTTAAAGACCCTAGAATCATGATTAATGATACTATGGTTAAGCTTAAAGGTACTTATGACCAAGGTTATTTGTCTATTTCAAGCACTGGTTTAGTTCAGTCATTTAGCTGTCCTACAGATGCTTTATGTGGAGAATCTGAAGTTGTAAGTAATGAGAATCTAACACTGTGTGATAATGTATGGTGGCACATCAAGAGAGGTTATAATATCATCTCAGTAGATGGTGTTACCTCAGAATCATTCTGTGTATTTATTGACTATGAAAGGTTAACAATCTAATGAACAAACAATCATCAGTAGGACTTACAGAAGAACTACTTACCAATCTAATCAACACTGTAGCTATCGAATACCACTTTAGAATTACTGTAGAAAAGTATTATTCATTGCTCTATGTTAAAGGAACATCAGATGAAGCTGTGAGAGGCTCTCTAACAAAGAAACTGCAGTTTGCGAAGGAAACACTAGAGAGAACTACAGAACAGCGTAGAAGCGTTATGAGAGCCTTACAGAGCCTTTCTACTGAGGATGCTAACCCAGACTTGTGGTGTTCACTTAAACATGCTTCAGTTCAAATGATTACTGCTTTTGAAGCTTGGCAAGTAGACATGAATAATGTAGAGGTAGAAGAAATCTATCACTCTGCAGTAGAGCTATTCAATGTAGTTGTAGCAGGATTCCTAGGTTTCTATCCACAACCATGTAGTGCTTGCTTTGCTGACTCTATCCGTTCTCAGGAAGAAATGAATGAAATCATGTCTAATGTAGAATCAAAGAGTGAAGATATGTCTGAAGAAGCTGTAATGGCTAGAGCTGTGGAGGTGTTCGGTAATGTCCCTGACTCTGTATTGGAAACCAACTAAGGACACTAGACACTACATTACTAATGATGTATTCCTAGGAAACAATATTAGTGTAAGTCATAAAATTATGGATACACCTAGTATTAGTTTCCAACTTCCTACTGAAGTGCTGATGGATAGTCCTATTCCTGATGCACAGTTTGAGTTTGTTCTAACCTTTGATAATGGTCATATCTTCCACGGTATTACTGAAAGAATTGATTCAGACCATGTTACTGGTGTTACTACTATTCAGGCAGTCCATGTAGCTACTGAACTTCAACACAGAAGAGTACCTACAAACTATGCCATCAAAGAACTTACACTAGGTGAAATATATACTTATGATGAGTATATTAGACCTGCTTCAATGGGTGAAGGTGGAGAGATTATCTCAAACCAAAAACCTATAGAAGAAGATAAGAAAGATGGAGAACCTGAAGAGAAGAAGGTTACTAAGACTGGTAACAAGACCATTAACACAGTCTACAATGAAGATGGTAGTAAGACTAAGACAACTACTTATGAGATGTCAGATGGTACTACCAGAGAAGTAGTCAGTCATATTACTAAAGTAGTTACTGGTAAAGGAGCTTATACTCAAACTACAGTAACTACTAGACCAGATGGTACTGTTACTACTACAGTAACTACTAAAGATGGTTACAATAAAGGTAAGACTGAAGTAACTACTGAAAAGCCTAAAGAGGACAAGGATGTAGATAAAGGTGAAAATACTACTAAAGATGATGGTATTTCAGTAAACTATGTTGAGTTATCTAAGCTTAGTGGTATGTTCAATGATGAGAATTGGACTTATAAGTTCACTGAAGAAGGTACAGATGATATTGTTATCACTTACCTATTCTCTAACCAGGATAAGCTACAAGCTCTTACAGATGTATGTAAACAGACTGAGGATGTCTTTTGGAGAGTATCACTTACTGAAGAGAGAACTATTGAGATTGGTAGGTTTGGTCAGTATAAAGAGTTAATGGTTAACGAAACTAACTTGTTAGGTAATGAGCTAGTAACTCAAAGAGACTTCACTACAATTACTAACTATGGTATCTATCTTACAGATAAGTCAGACTCAGGTACTACTACTCTTACTCTTAGAGATGTCTATAATAGACCTTATCTACAGAATCCTGACTTTCCTGTTATCCTTACTGGTGAAGAAGTTAATACTGAGCGTAGTTATGACTACATTGACTTAATTCCTTTTGGAGCTAACAATAATGGTGACTATGCTGTACTAGATAAAGAAGGTCTAGCTCTTGAAGCAGGTAGAGTATATGAGCAATCATTCACATCTAATGATGTCCAACCTGTAGCTAACAACAACAAAGAGCTATCAGATGAAGATAGACTTGTAGCTAGTAGACAACTTTACACACAAGCAGTAAGGAAGCTTATCCATAGTAGAAGAAAAGTAGGTTATACCTTTGACATCAAAGACTTACCTAATAACTACAATGTAGGAGATAAAGTAAGACTTACATTTGTAGACAGACTACTTAAATCAGAGAAGTGTTCTAAATACTTCAAGAAAGTGATGTCTAAAGATGATTACTTCTATATCTCAGAGATTGCAGTTACTACTACTTATGATGGATTCACAAGCTTTAAATTAACAGTAGAGAAATACTTATACAACGATAAGGAGGTATAGATGCAGACAGAAGCACAGAAGCTCTTAAATGCAGTCAATTCATCTACAGAGAGATGGAGAAGACAAGGGTTTCAAAGAAGGTTCTCAGTAACCGACTTGCATGGTATTGAGTATCAATCAGTAATGACAAGTAATGTTCCTGCTCAGTTCTATACATCAATATCTTATGACTTTGATAAGTTTGCTCATTGGTGGTTTAAAATCATTGTTAGACCTTATGGAGTTAAGACAGGACTTAAAGAAGGTGGTTCTACTAAAGGGTCAGCCTTTGGTGGTGATAAGAAGTATACTGGTGGTGATATTACTTATGGTGGTAATACACTTCCTGCAAGTTTAGTTCAAACTATCCTTGATGGATGTGCTAAGTACAATCTACTTCCTTCAGGTGTCATTGTTCAACTTTATATTGAATCTAACTGGGGTAACTCAGCAGTAGCTAAAGCAGATAATAACTGGGGTGGTATTACTGGTACTGCAGGTACTAGACCTTCAGGTGTTGTAGTTACTACAGGTAGTGCTAGACCTTCTAATGAAGGGGGTACATATATGCACTTTGCTTCTGTAGATGACTTCCTTATTGACTACATGTATTTGCTAGCTGAACAAACTGCAGGTAACAACCAAAAGATGTATAATGTCCAAGGTAAAACTACATTTGATGAGTTTATGAAAGGACTATTTCAAATTGGTGGAGCTTTGTTTGACTATGCTGCAGCAGGGTATGCTTCTTACTACTCTTTAGCAAATGATGTAAGGTCAGGTATTAACTCTAATAATGATAATATCCTAGATAAGATTGATGCACAGTTACTACAGCCTACAAACGCTTCTGATGGTTCTAATGGTTACTATGACCTTATTGATGGTAATGCCTTTGGTGATATTATTAGAAGCCATTGGGATGGAGCTACAGGTGCGTGGCAACCTCATGTAGCTAGGGTTAAAAGAGCTATAGCTATTGCTACTAATACACCTGAAGAGCAATTCATTACTTACCCAGGACACCAACCAGACCAATCACTAGCAGTAGACTTCATGACTAATGATAACTACAGACTAGGTGATACTATCGCAGGATTTGTTATTGAAAACATGGATGAACTAAATATTGACTATGTAATTTGGGGTCAGAAGTTCTTCATGAATGTCAATAATATCTATGGGCCTGCTAGGGTATGGAGCTTAATGCCTGATAGAGGTAATAAGACTCAAAACCACGGAGACCATGTTCACGTTTCATTTAAGCCTACGGATAGCATGAATACTGGTACTGTATTCCACTCTTCAGGTGGAGGTGGTCAGTCAGATGGTAATAATAACCGTGGTTCAGGAATGTCTGACTTTGGTGGTATTGTTGGTACTGCTAGTAGTGGTGAACCTAATGGAGCTACAGGAGAGGTACAGACAGCTACAGAGACTATGAAGGTACTTGGTGAGTTAGACTCACTTAAAGGTACTACACTAGGTAATGGTGAGTGTTATGGTCTTGTAGCTTGGTACTCAATGAAACTAGGTGGTGTAGGTCTTGGTGGTGGTGTAACTGGTATTACTCATGCCATTGGTGATACACTATCAGCTAGTAACATTGGTATTGGTTATGACTGGGGAGCTGTAGGATGGAAGGTAGTACCTACATCTAGAGAAGCTATGAAGGTAGGAGCTATCTTTACAGAAACCAATCAGTACAGTCCTTATGGACACACTGGTGTTATTAAAGCTATTAATGGTGACACTGTAACTACACTAGAGCAGAATGTATCAGGCCAGAGGTTTGTAGTTGAGAGACAAAGAACTATGGATGATATGCTCAGTGGTGGTAGACACCTTATCTATCCTCCTGAAGTAGCAGGTGGTAAGAGTATTGGTAATACTGATGGCTCACTTACTAGAAACTATGTAGCTAAGTTTGCAGGAGACATCAAAGTTAAGATTGATGGTATTGACTTTACACCAATGTTTAAAGCTCAGTATGATGGCAAATGGATTGACAAATACTCAGTATTCCCAGATGATAAACCTAACCACGGTTATGATGTGATGTTAGGAGCTACAGCACTGACTGAAGAACAACAAAAGAAAATCTTTAGAAGTGGTGAGCATCTAGTAGAAATTACTGGTTCAATGCAAGCAGATGTTATTTTAAGAACCTATCTTAAATATAATCACTTAAACTAGGAGCAACAATGAATTACACCAATATCCTTCATAAGAAGTCTCTTAAGCTATCTGTAGTTAATAGACGGATTGACTTACTAGACAGACACTTACTTAATCATCCTGAAGACTACCAAGCAGTTATCTGTATTCTAGCTCTTAGGTCAGAAGCTCTTAGAAGAACTAGGGAGATTAACCAACTTAATTACTTAGCTAAAGTAGAATTATATAAATAAAGGAGGTACACCATATGTGTACAAACTGTGGATGTAATAGCTGTAATGAATGTAATGAATGTTCAGGACAATATAGCTCTAACTGCAAACCTATTCTTGATGTAAACTGCCTTCCTACACTTGGTAGAACTTCAAGACATTACTTGTATCGTACACCTGACTCTAAGTTGTGGTATGCAAATGCTAACTGTACTGCATGGCTTGAATTGACAAGAGATGAAGCTACAGAAACTAATCAGCTTAATGTTCTTCTAGACTTGACTAATAGAGTAATTGAAGTAGAGAAAGCTGTTAAGGCTATTGATGAGAAAAAACCATCTGACAAAGAGGATAAACCTACTGATAAAGATAAGACCCTCTCAGAAGCCCTAGAAGCCCTTAAAAAGGAGCTTGAAGGTAAGGCTAGTGTAACAGGACTAGAGGAAGTAAACAAAGCAGTACAGAAGCTCTCAGATGCCTTAAACGCTAAAGAGGATAAAGACACTATCTATGATGATGCAGAAATCAAGAAAGCTATTGAAGAAGTAAAAGCTACTGTAGCTAAGCTTGAAACCAAAGAAGATAAAGATACTATCTTTGACCCTTCAGGATTGGAAGCTAAAATTACTTCTGTTGAAACTAGACTTACTACTTTGGAATCTACAGTAGAAACACTTAGAGTAGCTAAAGAATCTCTAGAAGCTAGAGTTACTTACCTTGAAGAACAAAGTAGACGTGATAATGACCACTTGTAATGGAGATAACTAATGGCTATTAAAATTAAAAGAGAAGAGAGAGAAGATAACTTTCCTCTCATCACTGTAACTGACACTAGACCTTATCTTAATTGGACTTATGAAGGTAGTCTTGAAACTGATGATATGGTTAAGGATGTACTTAAACTACAGAACACTCCTTCATACAATGAGACTATTAACTCAGTTCTACTCTATGCTCCTTTCCTCTATGGTACTCAGTGGGCTAGTTTAATTAATCTCTTTAACCAACCTATTGTAGGTGAGACTTATGGTGTAGGTGCTATGTTTAAACTAGAAAACCCTGACTATAAAGATACTCAAGGGGAAACTAAGTTCGGTCTAGTAACTGTCAACCAACCATTGACAATTCAAAAAGATGTTTCATGGGAATCACTTAAAGATTATAACGACAATGGTATTGTCTCTATGATTAACTATAGTGACATTGAACGTAAATAGGAGGTATTAAATGGGTGACTGTATTTCATGGTGTAACCCTGTATTTAAGAGGGTAGAAGCACTACCTGACCTAGACTATGCAACTAGAAACCATGCCTATATTATGCCTGACAATAAAGCCTATATCCTTAATGAAAATGGTGATGGCTTTACTGAATTAACAACTACAGCAACTACAGGAGGTACTTCTTATGATGATAAACCTCTTGTAGCTAGAGTAGAGAAACTAGAAGCCAAAGAAGATAAAGATAAACAAACACTTACTTTGAATGGTACTACACTAAGTATTAGTAATGGTAACTCAGTAGAGATTCCTAAAGGTACTACCTACAAGGCAGGTAATGGTATTACTATTACTGAGGATGGTACTATTAATAACTCTGTAGTTGATACAAATACTAAGTACAGACTTATTGCTAGTTCAAATAACATCGGTGATAAACTAAAAACTCTAACACAGTTAGGTGTGAAAGAGTTTAACAGTCTATTAACTACAAATGCTGTTCAAGTTACTTTACCTACACCTAAGTATACTTTTGGTGATAAGGAGTTGTTTATCCAATTCCCTAGAATTTCTACTAAAATGTATAAAACACCAGGTAGTAATGAACAAACACAAGATTACATTAGGATTGGTTTTACTATCCCAATTAATCAAGCTGAAGCACAAGGTATTGCTAGAGTAGGTAGATACACATTCCCTGAAGCTTTTGGTAATATCCATGTTATGTATGACTTAAGTACAAATGGTGTTCTTAACCTATCATTCTACTTTGAGTTTTACAAGTTTGACTTAGATAACAATAAAATTATTACTGAAGAACCTACATTAACTGTTCCTGCTTCTTTGGATAACTTAACTACAGGACTGATGTTTGGTGCTAACTTCCAAGATGAGTACACTATTGAAGTAACTCTAGAAGAGCCTAAAGTAGCTCTTGCTGAGCTTGTCTATAGTCTGAAGGAGGTAACTGAATAATGTACAATTATGGTATTTTAAAAAGAGAGGGTATCTCTATTGATAACTCTGTAATCAAAGGTAATGGTGCAAACCCTTATGATAAGGAGTTTATAAACTCTGTAGCTAAGTATGCAAAAGGAATTACCATCCCTTATGTTGGTTTTGGTAGGTTTGTCAGTGGTATTGATTATACTATTCAAAAAAATAAATTTGTTCCAACACAATTTTTAGATAGAGAGCCTAGAGTGTTGTTGTCAGCAAACATAACTAATAGTTTCCTTCCAAGGTATAGTGTAAGTAAGGTAAGTTTTAATACTAAAATCAAAACTTATGACACAGCTATTGGTGAAGAGCTTTGTATCATTCATGAGGATTTTCTAAATATCCAACAATATGGTGATATAACTGTCACAAGAACTATGAGCTTAGATGATAATATGATGGCTACTTATGTTATCCTTAAAAAAGATAACCAAACTATTACTTTAAGTGAATCACTATAAAGGAGGTACTAAATGGCTTGTACTGGATGCAATGATTGTGAATGTATTGAAGCTAAAAATAAAAAAGACATTGAAGACAAGCTAAGAGTCCTTCATGACTTAGTATGTGTTATTGCTAACGCTAACTGTATTGACCTTCCTAGAATCCTCTCTAAAGGTTTCTACATGCTATGGTGTATCCTTAGAGACATTCTTAGGATGCAACAAGAGATTGACCTTACAGTGTTTAAGAAGCGTGATGAGGAACTATGTAGAAAGATTTCAGACTTAGCAGTAGAAGTAGAGAAACAACTTACTGCTAATAAAGAAAACTCTAGAATCCTCAATGAATATAACACTAAACTAGCTATCTACAATGAAGCTATGGAAACCTATAATAGGAACTACAAGCTCTATCAAGATGGTATAGCAAGCTTTAATAAAGCCAATAAGGACTATGAAACTGCTGTAGCTCAGTATGAAAAAGACAAAGCTAACTATGATAAGTTAAGAAGTGATTATGCTAAAGCTCTTGCTAAGTATAATACTGACTTAGAAGCTTACAGAAAAGTAATGGCTGAGTATACTAAAGCTGTAGAGAAGTACAACAAAGATATGGCTTCATATACAGCTTCTAATAGCGAGTATGCACGTCTTAAGGCTGAGTATGATAGAAAGCTTAAGGAGTACAATGACAAGCTTAGAGAGGCTGAGAAGGCTGAATCTGACTATCAGACAGCTATTGTTGAATACAACAAAGCTATTAAGCAGTGGGAAGCAGGACTTGTAGGTAATATTGGGTATACTTTTGAGTTCTCAGAATTAGATAATACTGGTGCTGACCTTCCTGATGAATATACCTTTGACAAGAATAATGGTAATTTTACTATTAAGTCTCCTATTAATGATGGTACTGAAAACATTGGTTACTGGGTTCTTAGAGGTAAAGTAGGATTCAATGCTAGCTACAGTGGTATTACTGGTGGTGTAAACATCAAGGCTAACAGTGTTACTATCCAAGAGATAAGTTATGATAAGGTATCTCCTAAAGTAGCTTTCTCAGACTTTAGTATCACTTACAAGAAACCTAATGGTGCTGTTATCTGGTCTAAATCCTATAGAGGACAATCAGCATTTACACAAGCACTAGATGTTACTTATCCTTTATCACATGACATCAATATTAATCAAGGACAATCACAAAATATTGACTTCTTGTTGTATGATGATATGTGGGTTGAAGGTTCACACAATAAGGTATCACTTAAGATTACAGCTCCTACAATCTCTATGGAAGGTAGACCTAAAGAACCGACTAAGAGAACTGTAGTTGTACCAGAAAGACCTATTGAACCTGTAGCTCCTGGTGGTAATAAACCTGTAGAACCTACTAGACCTAATCAGACTGAGCCTGTAAGACCTAATGAGCCTACAGTAACAGAACCTATTAGACCAACACAACCTACAGGAACTAAACCTACGGAACCTATTAAGCCTACAAGACCTGAAGAACCACAACTCTTTGAGGTTAAAGCTATTAGTGTTACTTGTGGAGACTTAACACCTGTACCTAAAGAATTAACAGGAGGTAAATAATGTCTTGCTTAGGACAATGTGGAGATTGTCAATGTGAAAAGATTGATGTCTGTGTAGAGGTAGAACAAAGACAAGATGTAATGGAAAAGAAGCTTAAGGTCTTGAAAGACTATGCTTGTCTACTAGCAAATACATCTTGTGTAGGTCTACCTAAGAGATTAGCTCAATATGCTTACTTCTTATGGTGTTTCCTAAGAGACTTGCTTATTATGGTAGTTAATTTAGATAAGCGTGTAGATAACCTATGTGCTGTAGCTAACTGTCATGAAAAGAAACTAAATGCTCTTGTAGACTTCCTAATTGGTAAGTTGAGTGATAATGTAGAATTATCTATGAAGTCTAACACTACTGTAGTTGAAACTGGTGGAGGACAAACATATAGTGTAGTTAAGACTGACACTAATGGTAATTTTACTATTGTATGGAACATGGTAGACACTAAAGAGGTTGGTGTAGGTAATGTTTATGGTAAAGTAATTCATAGCTACACACCTAATAAAGATGGTTCTATTCATGCTAAGATTACTGGTATCACAATCAGTAGAATTAAGTATGTTAATAAAACAACAACTACAGAACACAATGGTAGATTCACTATTTATGATGCTAATGATAAAGTTATCTATCAGAAAGCTTATGACCCTGGTCAGTCATTTGAACAAGATATTAACCAAACCCTTGACTACAATAAGGAATTTGACCTTAAACCTGAAGGTGGTTCATCTGATGTTCTTAAGATGTTATCTACTCTAGATGAGTGGGTATATGCTCCTACAAGAAGTAGTATTACTGCTCAGTATATTAACCACAACCCTAATATTGGATTGCCTACTGACCCTTGTAATGTACTATGCGGTGCTTGTGATTGGTCAGATGAAAAGATTGCTGAACGTAAGCAAAAGGAAGAAGAAGAAGAGAAAAAGAAAAAAGAAGAGGACACTAAACCTAAAGAAGAAGGTAAGTAGAATTGAGTATATCAGTTGATATTTTAATGACTACTGTAGGGGGAGCAGTATCAACACTATCTACATGTGTAGGTATTTACATGACAATTAGGAAAAGCATTAGAGAAAGTAGAGAAGAGAGAGTACAGATAATTGCTCATCAGAATCAATTAAATGAAAATCTTACTAAACTTACTAATAATGTCAGAGACTTAGTTATTGACAATGAAGCTCAACAAAAGCGTATAGAGGCTACTGAGAGCTTCACTAAGAGCCACTTTAGGATTGGCTTATATAATGCACTGGTCAAAGCTTTAGAGCGTGGTTACACCTTTGTAGATGAAGCTACAGAGATGGCTAAGATGTATACTATTTATCAGAATAATGGTGGTAATGGTGAAATTAAAATGCTCTATAGTAAGTATGACAAACTAGAAATTAGAGAGGAAAGATACAATGATTTTTAGTAATAAAACTTATGATGTACTTAAGTTTGTAGCAATTACTTTTATTCCTGCTTTAGCTACCTTTGTAGGTACTGTAGGTATTGCAGTAGGATACCCTGAAACTACAGGTGTTATTGTTACTGTATTGACTGCTTTAGGTACTTTCATTGGTGCTTTGGTAGGTCTATCAAGCACAAGTTATAATAAAGGAATTGAATAATGAGTTATCAAGACTTTAAAAATACTCACCTTGGTAATGGTTATGACATTGATGGTTGGTTTGGAGACCAATGTTGGGATGGTTTTGCAGAATACTGTAACTACTTAGGTATTCCTGTTATTAACTGCACTGACAGTGGTTATGCAAAAGACCTATGGACTCAAAGACATAGTAATGGTATCCTTAACTACTTTGATGAAGTAGAAGTAATGCAACCAGGAGATGTAGCTATCTTTGATGTTACACCTTCAACACCTTATTCACATGTAGCTATCTTTGATAGTGATGCAGGTAATGGATATGGTAACTTCCTAGGTCAAAACCAAGGTGGAGAACAAAAAAACCCTAATGGTGGTGGAGTATTTAACATTGTAGCTCTACCTTACTCAGCTACATTTGCTACTGCCTTTAGACCTAAATCAGCTAATAACACTGCAGTAGTTACTAACAGCTCAGAACCATCTTCTGTAGTTAGTGGTATGAAGAAAGATGATTATTTCATTGATGTATCAGCTTATCAGCCAGGAGATCTAACAGACATCTGTAATGCTAGTGGTACTAGAAATACTATTATTAAAGTTACTGAAGGTATTGGATGGTTAAGTCCTGTAGTTACTCAACAAACCAATACAAGTAACTGTGTAGGGTATTACCACTTTGCTAGATTCGGTGGAGATGTAGGCTTAGCACAAGCTGAAGCTGACTTCTTTATTAGTAATCTACCAAGTAAGCCTAGATACCTAGTATGTGACTATGAGGATAGTGCTAGTGGTAACGTACAAGCTAACACTGATGCTGTAATTGCCTTTATGGATAAGTGTAAACAAGCAGGCTTTGAACCTATTTACTATAGCTACAAGCCTTATACACTAGCAAATGTCTATATTGACCAAGTAACAGCTAAGTATCCTAACAGTCTATGGATTGCAGGATACCCTAACTATGAAGTAACTCCTACTCCTTATTGGGGTGTATATCCTGGTATGGAACACATGAGATGGTGGCAGTTTACTTCTACTGGTATTGCAGGTGGACTAGATAAGAATATTGTATTGATTGATGATGAACCAACATCATCTAGTGTAGAAGAAGAGGATGAAAACATGAACTTTGTTGTAAGAAATCAAACTGGTGATAGTGGTTATGTAGCTGTAGTTAATGGCAGAGTGTTTGGTATTGGTGATATGGAAACTGTATTCCAACTACAGAATGCAGGAGCTAAACACCTTAATCTTCCTGATGCTGACTTTGGTAGATTCATTGATAGTCAATCAAGAGATGCACAAGAGATTAAGCAAGCTATTGCAGATGCTAACGCTAAAGTGGTAGAAGCTATTGAAAAGATTAAATCTACTTCAGTACAAGATGCTCTTGGTAAAGTTACTATTAAGGGTAACTTGGAAGTATCAAACGAGGGGTAATGATGAAGAAACTACTTGCTACTCTAACTGTTTTACTTGCCCTTGGTGTAGCTACTGTAGCTCATGCAAGTGTAACAAGTAACTATAACCCTGACACTAGAACCCAAAGATATGGTTATAACACTAACAGTAATGATGGTAGAGTGATTAATCGTTCTACAAGTGGTGCTTTCCTCACTTACTTTGATAACTACAGAGTCTATAACTTTGTTAGTGAGACTAAGAATAGTGATGGTACTGTAACTAGACTATGGCAACCTAAGAAAGAAGTAGCTGTTATTACTGACTATAACTCTTTCTCTTATGCTAATGATGGTGCTAAAGTCTATAACTTTGATGAGTTTGGTAATCAATTACCTGAAGAATCAACTGACTTTAAATCACTAGACTTCCTAGGAGAGTTCAGTATTAACAGTTGGACTGCTTACAGATTCTGGAAATAGTGGTATAATAGGCTTATAGCCACACCACTATAAAATTTAAAGGAGTAAATCACCTCCCCAACTAGGTCAACTGGGTTACAATGACTTAGTGGCTATATAAGGCTCTTAGAAGACGTTCTAAGGGTCTTTTTGTATACCCTAGTATATTTACCCTAGGAAGCTAGTAGAATTGATTACAGAGCAAATTAGGGCATAATAAAAGGCTATAGAAATAAATCTATAGCCAGTGAAATCTTCTAGTATTTTCTAGAGTTTGAAAAGAGTTTGTTGTTAATAAATATTTTGCGTTAAATTTTACATTGTATTTTAGTTTTTATTGTTGTTCAAGCACTAAAAACTATATGTAATTTATTCTAGTTTTCTTCTAGTGACTTGATACGTTCAAGTCTCTTTTCTGTAGCTTTAGCAATTAAACCAAGCACATAAGATAGTGTAACAATGGCAATCCATAGAATACCAATGATAGCACTAATGAAATAGAATAAGTCCTTTAAATCCATCATTCACCCCCTTCCAATGTTTCCAATACATATCTACCCATTAGAATAGCATCAGCTTCATCATCATTAATACCATGTCCAATTAGGAACATAGTCTCAGCTACAGAGATTGATGTTTGCTTTTGTTCATCCCTTGTAGCTCTCCCTTTACCTAACCCAAAGTGTTTCTTCCAGGTGTTAGGGAATACTTGGATAAGGTTAGCTTTAGGTAACTGTCCTAACAGAATACCTTGTGCTAGACACAGTTTCTTAACTGTCTTGATGTTCTTTAAGAAGAAAGTATCTTCAATAACTACAGTATCAATACTATACTCTTTATCTAGTTCAGCTACTTTGTCAGCCATCTTTCTTACTCTGACTAACCAATCCTTACCAGTAGGTTTAACAAAACCATACTGAGTAAGTTTATTACCTACATAGAGAGCATAACCAGTGCTCGTAGTTGACACATCAAGAGCTAAGATTACTTGTTCTTGTGCTTCCATTTAGTACCCTCTCCTTTAGCCCTTAGATACCTTCTATAGGGCTGTGTAATACCTATATTAAGCTTCTCAGCTAGTTTATAAGCAAGATGGTTCTCAGCTATGATTTCATACAAGTCAGCTTGTCTTTGTCTTATCTGTCTTAACCTCTTTGTATAGAATCTTTGCTGAGATGTACCATTCCTGTACTCCTTCTTAAGCATTTTTATTTTGTTGTATTCCTTTTCTAGGTCTATGTATTTCTTCATAGCCTTATATGCTTCAGGAGACTTGTCTACCTTGCTTATACCACGGACTCTAGGTAGTTTATCCTTAGAGCCTTTAGGTCTACCACTAGACTTAAGAATTGGTATACACCACCACAATTAATCTATCATTACCACTTCCAGTAGCAGTAATTTGTTTAATAGATTTGTTATTGTTTTCAACTAGGTACTGATTGATTTTAAATTCAACATCTAACAAGTTACCTTGATATAATTGAACACTATCTTTAGGATACATACTGATAATATCTTCTCCATTGAACCATTCATTAGTTCCATCAACATTAACAGCATAAGCTCCTTTACCAATGTTAGTAATTACTCCTGGTTTATTATTAACCAAGACTAATTGACCAAGACTAAAAGTCAATATTACCACCTCCACAATTAAGTTTATATGGCAGATACTTAGATGTAACTACATCATCACCATAATCTTTAGCACTCTCAATAGCTTCTTCAAGAATCTGTAGCTTAGTTTCTTGGTAGTCAGCTAAGTGAATTAGATAAGATTCAATACACTGTGGTTTCTCACCAAAGTCTCCATGATGTTGACCAATAATAGCCATCAAACGAAGGTAAGTACCCATAGAATACTTAGATAGAATGTCAGCTTCTAGTTTAGTAAGTAGATGGATACCAAACAATGTATGAGGTACAAATGAGTTCTCATGTCGTTGACCATTTAGATACTCAAATGACTTACCAAAGTCATGAATGATACAACCAATGATAAGAGCAGGCATATCAACACCATTTCTGATGTTATTGTAGAATACATCAGTACTATCCCCACCAAACATAAAGCTACATAGTTGAGAGAATACCTTAACTGTATGAGCAGGTAAACCTCCTTCATAAGCATCATGGACACTGACAGCACAGTAACCTTCTAAGAAGCCTGGTGTAGCTTTATTGATTAATTCTACAGCATCATAGATATAGCTAACTACAGGGCTCGTAAAGTCTCCTGTTACTTGTGTAAACACATTCTCTAATGCGTTTGCAAATTCAACATAATCATTATACTTAATCTTACTCATCTTCTTCCACCTTAACAGTAAGTTTGAATCCTTCTTTCACATCACCTGTAATATCATCCACACAATCTGTAGTTGCAAACAAGTCTGACAAAACTTCATTAGTAAACAAATCATGACACTTGACTAGCTTATTAACAGCCATAGACATAATCATAATATGACTGTCTTTATCTAGTTCATCTTCCTTTTGTGCTTCCATAACAAAACGCATGAATAGAGATGAAAGGTTAGTAAATGAATGATGGATTTTAACAACTTCATTACCTTGACTATTAGTAACATTAATTGTTTGTGGTTCTTCTTCACAGTATTTTTCCATAAGAATCATGTCGATTACTGCCATAAGCATCTTACCATTGTCAACAACATATTCATTAGGAACAATATCATCTTCACCTACAAGAAGTACATTAAGAGTCTTGTAGTTATTCACAGAAAGTAGTTGTTCACTGTGAATTTTGTTGTCATTTTTGTATAGGTTGATAGTGTAAAGATAGTTCATTTTAAAATTCCTTTTCTGTTAATCATGTTTACCCCATGCTGAGCCAATTTCAATATCAGCTACAAGAGGTACTGTAATTTCAATATCACAGATTTCAAGGACACTTGGATTTTCCATGTGTTCTTTTACTTTTTGAGCATATTCTTCAGCAACATCTTCATCTGCTTCAACTAGAATGGCATCATGTACTGAGCCAATAATCTTATATTTAGACTTGTCTAGTGACTCATCTTCAAGAATATCTGCTAAAGCACTAATTACTAAGTCACTTGCAAAACCTTGGACAGGTGTGTTAATAGCTTGTCTTTCAGCTTCACTAACATCCTTCCAATTCCTGCTCTTAAGGTTAGGTAAGAAACGTTTACGACCAATAGGGCTATAAGTATATCCATACTTCTTAGCATAGTCTACAAACTTCTTATGCATGTCTAGTAGCCTTGGATATGAATTAAAGAAATCATCTCGAATATCTTCAGCCTCTTCTAGAGTAATATTCATTCCATATCCTTTAGCATACTCCTGATAAGTCTTGGCTGACATACCATAGAGTAGACCAAAGTTTGCTGACTTAGCTTCAGTACGCCATCTCTTAGCTTCTTGGTCATCTTTAGGTTTCTTACCACCCTTAATTAATTCCATTGTTTTTTGGTGTAAGTCACTTCCTGATTGATAAGCATGTATCATGTTCTCGTCTTCAGAAAAGATACTAGCTACACGTAATTCAGCTTGTGACATATCCACTTCAATGAATTTTCTACCTTTAGGACATGTAATTACATTCCTAAGTGTTGACTCCTGGGGCACTTGTTGGATGTTAGGATTCTTACAAGTAGTCCTTCCAGTATCAGCAGTGATGTTAAAACTCGGATGTAGCTTACCGTCATATTGTGATAACTCTTCCCATAGATTCACAAATTGTAACTGTTTAGTAAGCTTATTATATCTAAGTAAAACATCTAGTATTTCATGTTTACCTTCTTTTGACCATTCCTCTAACTGGGATTGATTGACTTGTGGTTGACCACCTTTAGTCATGTGTTTAGTCTCCCAACCTAACACCTCACAGAATAGTCTTACCTTTTGTTGAGCTGAGTTAAAGTTGTCTACTTCAGCTTCTTTAACAATATCAAAAGAGTAAAGTTCTTTTTCAACTTCTTTAAGCTCAGTCTCTATTGTAGCTCTGGTCTCTCCCAATAAACCAAAGTCTATTGTAACCCCTTCTTTTTCTACCTCAATATAGGCATTATATGCTCTTACTTCATGTCTATAGACTTTAAGTAGTTTATAAGCTTTGACTTTAGGATATAGATAATTATAGAGTCTGAATCCATATACAGTATCCCCCATACCGTACTTAATAAGAGTCATTCTTCTTTCTTCCAAGATACGCTCAGACACCTTATAATAATAATCAAGTACCTTATCATAATCAGTACCGTCATCTACAAACTTAATAAGCATCTGTGGTTTATCTAAGAATAAACTACCTTCCAAGTCATTATATAGAGCTTCAATCATTTTATTATACGGTGTAAGTTTCTTAAGCTCAGTATTTTCTAAAGCCCACTCTTTAAGTTCTTTTTTAACACTAGCTACAGTTACTTTCTTGTTAGACTTCTTAATTTCTTTGTCAATATCATAAGTAATACCTAGATACTTTTTAACAAGGTCTTTAAGTTTAAGACTAGGTTCTGTAAGCATGTGAGCAAGAATTTGAGTATCCCCAAACAGCTTAAGAGATACACCACATTTCTTGAAGAAGAATAAGCTATCAAACTTACCACCATGAGTAATAATTTTGAATTGGTTTAAGAACTTAGCAATATCTTTAAGCTCACTGTAGTTACCATCAATCCAAAGTACATAAGTGTTTTCACTCTCATCTGTAATCTGAATTGACTTGATTTCATCAGGTATATTATTGAGCCCTGTAGTTTCAATATCAACATAGATTTTCTTATTATTACTAAGGTCAATCGTCATACCACTCTCAAAACGCTCTAATTCGCCTTCTGATGGATTGTAAAACGTTTCTAGTGTTGTTGTATAGGTAGGTTGTTTAGCACGCTTAGAACGCTTCTTAGAGCTTCTGAGAGCCTTTGACTTTTTTGGCTTTGATTCTTCTTCCTTAACTTCTTCAGCTACAGTCTCTTTTTTCTTTTTAGACTTCTTAGCTTTTTTCTTTTTCAATCTCTCCTTACGAGTATTGATAGGTTTATCAGGTTTATCCTCTGAATATTCCCCACCAAAATCATCATCAAGATTCAATGTCATTTTAAGACTATCATCAATTCTGATAGTTCCTTCAGACCCCATGTGGTTACGAAAACGATTAAACATCTTAACCTTCCTTACAACAGTTCGTCTAGGAGGTTGTAGCATAATCAATGACTCATACCATCCCTCAAAGAATCCTGAACCATTAATATCACTTGTAGATAAGTCTGAAGAGCCATCTGTTTTTCTTGTGTGATGGACAAGGATAATACTACATCCAGTTTCTTTTCTAAGCTCTGTAAGATTCCTTAACTTAGGTGTAACATCTACTTGATGGTTCATATTACCACTACCAAACAAGAGATATAGAGGGTCAACTACAAGCATCTTGATATTGTTTTCAATGATAGTACGTTTAAGAACTTCAATGTTATCAAGATTAATGCTTGACTGAACATAGTAGATTGGTAAGTCTGTAGTTCCTGCAATGTTCATCATCCTAGATTTTTCTGCAACTAAACTATTTTCCCCTTGTAGAATGAGAACACCACCTTGAATAACCTTACGACCATCAAATGGTTTACCACTAGCTACAGCTACAGCCATGTTAGTAATTAGAGTAGACTTGTAGCTCTTAGGAGGTGCTACAATTAACCCTACTGAGTCATATTCCCAAAGACCTTCAATGAGCCATTCTTCACCATGCTCACCTTCTTTAACATCATTAATACCAATGATATGTACTTCGTCTTCAGAAATATTAACTGAACTACTAACTTTCTTTCTACGTTTAGTCTTTGACTTAATTCTTAACAGAACCTTATCAATTTCATCTCTATCCCACTTGTCTTGGTCAGTAGACATAACTACAAACTTGACCTCTGAAGACTTAGCCCCTTGTTCATATAGAGCTTTAGCAATAGCGTAAACGTAAGCACTACGGTCAGTAATTTCTCTATCTACTAGAGGTTTTACTTCATATTTTTTGTAAAGCTCTTCCAGGTCATATTCCTTATTAGGAATTTTTTTGCCTTTGACCTTCTTCTTTTTAGTGCCTTTCTTGTATTTATCATATTCAAGAATTTCAAAAATATCTTGTCTACGGTAAACAACTCCACCACCTTTAGGCTCTGATACCTCTTGTGGTGTAGCATACTTATGGTTAATTGTAGTTGGAATCCTATACAAGTGAACAATGTCACTAGCAGAATCAAACTTAAATTTTTTAACCATAGCATGAGCTAACACCTCATAGTCTTTAGGTGCAATGACTTTATCACTTATCCAAAGACCTTGGTACTTATTAGGGCTTGTTTCCCAATAATAACTAGGTTGAAACTCTTTAGGGATTTCAGCACCATCAATATCAGCTACAAGAAATCTAGTAGGTTTGGCATTTTCAAGTAATCTATCCTCACCTTCAATAGGAGCATAGCACATGAATACATTGTAATCATCCTTGTAATCTGTGATAAACTCATCAATCTCGTCTAGAGTGATAGTACCATTGTTAAACTGCCCACTTGATGCCAAGAGACCCACATGGATTTCATCATCTTTACCAAAGTTTAGAGATAGTACATCCTTAAATTTTTTATCTAATGGCATCTTAAAACCTCTATCCTTCCTTAACTAACAAGCTTTCAATAAAGTCATTTGAAGCTTCTTCTTTAGTAGCATCAACAACTAAACCTAAGTCTTCTTCAAAAAACCAACAACGGTCATCCAATAAAGTATTACCAATAAATCCAAAGAAAGTATAAGCACCATGTAAATCACCATTTTTATCTTTACTAATAAAGATAATATTTTTTGCATTACCATATACCAAGATACCATAATTATTCTGAATTAATTCTTTAGCATATTTAGCTTTATACTTCTTACCATAGATTTCTACAGTAAGTGGGTACTCATCATCATTGACATCAGTAGAACCAAAACCACCAATGCGTTCTGTAGTTACAATATCATCACCAATATTTACACTGTGAAAGATACCTTGAGCAATAGCTTCACCTTTTTTAATGGTAATTTCTTCATAACCAATATTAAATAAAGCAATTTTAATAGTATTACCTGTAGCAAAGTAATCAGGGTCAATTACACCTACACCTAATGGATTGATAAGTCTTTTTTGAGCAAAGCTAGAGCGACCATAAATCCCTAACCATAAATCATTAGAGAAATCACAAGCTACAAGTGTATCAATAATAACTGTTTCCTTTGGTGCAATAGTAACAGTATTAGGTGCTTTAAAATCATAACCAACAGAATTTTTTGTAGCACGCACAGGAAGCAGTCTCTCGTCCTCTGTATGCCATTTAATATAGCTCATCAGCATATTCCTCCACAAGTGACTTAATCTTGATTACAAGCCGTTTCTGAGCTTCTGGTGACACTACATGTAATCTACTAGCATAATATAGAATTACCATTTGTGTAATATCCATATCTTGGTAGTCAATTACTTGTGGCACTGTGTAACTGAAATCACTTGGTCTTTCATAATTTTTATTTAAGCTAATACGTTTACACAAGAACTCAATAGCTTTCTCTAGGTCTTGCTTACCACCCTTATACTTATGTCGCCATACATATTTAATAGCTGTAGCTACAAAGTAATCAAGCTCATACTTAGCAATAAAATCCCAACATTCTACTTTGTTAGCATTGTAGCGTTGTGGGTTATGTACTTCAGAATCAGAATTTTTTTCTTCCTCTTTTTCAAGAATAACTACTTTATTACCTTTAGACATGTTAAATAATTTAGAAGTATTAAGTGGTTGATAAACTACATGATATTCTTGAATGTCTACACATTCCAAAGGTTCATTACTATATCCAGGTTCATCTACACGAAAGATGTCTCCTATTTTCAATTCATTTGCCTGCATTTAGAAGCTCCCTTCAATGAGAAATTCTTCTTCAGTAACTCCTACAATTTCAGCAAGTTTTTTGATGGAAGAATCAGAAGCAAGTTTTTTCTGATTGATATAGTTTTGGATTGTAGTGTGACTTACACCTAAAGCTTTAGCAAGCTTTAACTGAGTCCATCCTTGGACATATAAGAGCTTAGAGATGTTGTAAGCAATAGCTTGCATTTTTTCCTCTTTACTCTTCATCCTCTTCCTCTTCTTCGTCCTCGTCTTCTTCCTCATCATCATCTTCAAGGTCATCATCTTCATCACCGATAGGAAGGTAATCTTTAATTTCTTTAAACTTAGGATTCCCCTCTTGTGGTGCTACTTCAACATTCAATGATTCACCAATAAGGTCTTCAGAATCAATTTCATCTACAGTAACATCAAAGTCTTCAAAACCTACAGCACGAACCATACTTTGGAACAACTGACCTGAGATGTAGTTGTCAAAGAAGTTACTTGACATTGTAAGTGATTTACCTACAAATGTAACTTGTGTAGCAGGTTTCTTGTCTTTACCAAGTTTTACACGTTTGATTTTAGTAATTTTTACTTCATGGATACCATCCTTGATACCCTCTGCATTTTCAAATTTGATTTTCATTACTCTTTATCTCCTTTAGATTTTTTAGATTTTTTTGCTTTAACTGTCTGAGCAGATGAGTTTTCAGTCACTCCAAGGACTTTATTAATATCACTCCAAGTAGGATTGATTAGTTTATCAGGAACAGAATTTTTTTCTGGTGTACGAACCTTCAAAGTGTAGATATTAGAGTCACTAAGTTGGATTCCATAATAAGTAACTTTTTTAGGCTTACCATCAATTTTTTCTTTTTTCTGATATGTACGAGCGTTAGCTACAAGAGAACATGAAGCTAGCAAATAATCACGAATAGAACCTTGTAAGTCTGCTGTGATAATTTTAGGAAGGTCTTCATCCTCATCTTCAAGATTAATTTGTTTCTCTTGACAGATAACATAGATATTTTTACCTGCATTTGCGAAACGTACCAATCTATCAATGACTGAAATCATCTCTTCCTTGGCATAACCATATAACTGCAAGGTCATGCGTTTAGCTTTCTTATCGTTCTCAATAAGATAGTCATATAGGAATTGTTGGATTTTAGTTAAATGGTCAATAGCAAAGCTATCATAATTTTTTACCTCATCCAACACTTCCAAGAAATCTTCCCAGGATTCAACTGTAGCTACATCAACTGTCTGACCTGATTCAGCTACATCATTCATAATTGTAGACAAACCATTATCAGCGTCAGCAACTAAAATTTTTCCTGGCAAGGAAGAAATTAGTTTGGTCTTACCTTTACCAGGCATACCATAAATGGTAGTAAGATTATGTGGTTTAATCTCACTTAGTTTTTTCAACTTAACCATGTAGTTTACTCCTTTAAAAATTTTTTACCTAAAAGGTAATGACAGCCAGGGGAATTGAACCCCTGTAGCACATAAGACAAATGAAATGTACGCATGTAACGTTATTAAATAAAGAAAGGTAAAATTATTTTTTAGAACAGTGTGTGCTTTAACCTTTGCTGTCTTAGTAGGGCTATAAGCCCTTAAATTATTTTTTGAAATTTTTTCTATAGTGCTTATCAATTAATGCACTACGTTTGTTGTTTGTAGCTGTACTGTTAAACCCTGATAGATTCCAAGCTACAATAACTAGGAAACCTAGAGCTAAACAATATAGTGGATGAGCTACAATGTAGTTAATAATATCAATCATTTTCTACCTCAATTAGTTCTACACCTTCACAAGTAAGCACCCATCCAAAGCCATTTTCTTCAAGGAACTCTTTTGTAAATTTTGTTTTGTATATACTTGTTTCAGTATTACTACCAAATAAAAAATTTTCTTCTTTTTTATTATAGTTAAGATAATAATCACACTCATCAGCCATATTTTTAAATCTGACTTTATAAAATTTTTTCTTTCTTTTATACCCATTTAACCAAGCAAGGGCAAACTTTTCTTGATGTGAACCATACTCAAGGTAATTATCCATAAATTTTTTTGTTTCACCTTGTCCAATAACTACATTTAATGCACCTTTCAACGTGTAGTTATTTTCTTTCATATATTCAATATAATCAGCTACCTTATCAGGTAATGTAACTAAATTTTTTTCTTCCATGTTGTTTACTCCTTATTTTATCTTAATACCATTTTATTGTATCACTAAGAGTTGCAAAATGCAACCCTAAACTAAAAATTTTTTCAAATTCCTTTAAAAAGTGTTGTAATGCCAATGCCTAGAGCTTCAGCGATATTTTTTATTTTCACTAAAGTAGGATTAATATTTTGACTTTTCATGTTTGAAATATGGTTAGGTGACTTACCTAACTTAAGAGATAATTTTGTAATTGTAGTTCCTCTACGATTACACATATCTATAACATTCTCCCAAAATTTTTTTACTGATTCCTCATCACCTAAATATTCTCTACCCAATTAAAACCTCCAATCAAAATTTTTTAAAATACATGTATATCAAATACACAAATAAGAATAAACCTAATTCTGAAATCCAATCAATTAATTCATCTTTATCACTAATCAAAGCTAATTCCAAAGCTAGAAATATTAAAGCAAGCATAACATACTTATTAATTACCATCTTCTTCAATCCCTGAAATCTTGATTCTGTTTTCTTCCTCAAAACCATGAACAAGTTCATCCATGTAAGGAGTACCATAATCAGATTTTTTGAAAATGGCATAATCAGGGTGATTAATAATGATTTCAATAGTTGAAAGAAAATCCTCAACTACTTTATTAACAATTCTTTCATTGTAGTTGATTTTGAACTGATGGAAGTGATAACCTTTACCAACAATTTTCTCTCTCGGATTGATACAGTCATAGACAAAACCTTGCACGTTATAGCCTAGAATTTCTTTCATAACATACATGTAAACATTACACTGTAGTTCTAATCGTAGGTTTTCAAAGCGTGGTTTATTACTGTAGGTCTTATAATCAACTAACCAGATTCCACCGTCAGCATCAACAACTACAGCGTCTATATACCCTTGGAAATGCTGTCCTGGGAGATACTCGGATAAATCCCACTCAATAAGTTTCTCAGTCTCTAATACCGTACCGATTGACTCTACACTGCCATAGTGATTAAGGTATTTCTCAGCTACACGGATGCCATCAGCAATACCCTTTTCAGATAGTCCTTTTTCTTGACCCCAAATTTCAATAGAATTTAGGATACTATGCAAGCTCACACCGTTCCCAATACACTCTAAAATGTGGTGTAGTGTAGTTCCTCGGTCTAATGCGTCCTGCCAAGGACTAGGCTTGGATAGACCTTTAATGTAGTGACAGTAAAAATCCCAAGGGCTTTCTAACCATTTAGACACTCGACTAACTGACCATGTATTCCCACAAGGTAGCTCATCAGGAACATCAACTACATTATCATGGTAAAAGTCTAGTTTCAATACCCTTTGTAGCTTCCTAAAATTCTTTGTCTTGCTTGACAATCCTCTTTGTTTCCAAGCATTAACAGAACTAGCACTAACACCTAATGCCTTAGCAAAGACTTTATTGGTAAGACTGTATTTGTCCATATAGTCTTTTACAGTCTTTGCTTCAATAGTTTCAAAAGTCATATATTTTAACTCCTTATTAAATTTAATGGTCAATAATATGACCTATGACACATAGACCCCTGACAGTCTAGTGCTAGCCTTTCTAGTGTGTCTTAAACCCCTCTAAAAGGGCTTGTAATCAATCCTAGACCCTTGGTAGTGTATTACTACTTAAGTCATGCTTAATGCTCTCAAATGCCTTTTTATGAGCAATATGAGACTGCTCCCATGCTCTAGCTGATTCTTCCCAACTAGGTCTATAGGGTGTGTGAAAAACTTGTGTAGTTTCTTTTTTCTTAAATAAATTTAGCATTTGATACCATCCTTTTCTAACCATACATTATCCCAATCTGACTTAATATCATACCAAACACCATCCAAGAAAGCTTGGTAAGTAGAACATTCATTTTTAATATTATCACCTTCACCATTGTAATAATAAACAAATAGCTGTTCATATTCATTCAAATCAGAAATGCTATCTACATAGTCATTAAACTCTTCTTCTAGTTCTCTTGTTGTCTTATCTTCTTTAACCCATGTCAAATAAATGTGGTCAGTGTCAAAATTATATTCAGACGGAGAGAAAGAATGATGAAATTTAAACTCACCACCTAGTTCATTCTCTAGAATGTTTTCATAGAGTTTAGCAATCTCTTCTAAATAGTAGTTTCTATTAATTCCTACATAAATACTGTCTTTTGGAATTAATAACATGTCAGAATAATATTGACCATTATTTTCTTGCTCTTCACTATCATCTGCCCATATTGTTTCATACAATCCTGAAAACAATCCCATTTGTGTTAAGTCTACAATATACTTATCTTCCATTTTTAAGCTTTCTTTATATTGATTTTCCATTTTAAATTCTCCTTATTTATGCTTGGTTAAATCTTTTAACCATCTTTTTTGTAACTGTGATGGTCAAGCTACATTTATCTATTTCTTCTTGTGAAATAGGCTTTCTTATTTCAATAATATCTTTTCTAGATACTTGACTGAACACCTCTATATAATAATATAGAGCCATTTTGTTTGTCAGTGAAATTCTTTTATATTCTGTTTTCAGGTGATACTTTTCACCATTCTTAAGACTAATAATAAAGTTTTCCATAATCAATACCTACCATCAATAGAGCCTTAGCCCCTAAAACAATACAACCCAACATTTTATTTACTCCTTATTCATTCATAAACTACAGATATTCTGTAGCTTCAACTATAACTAAATTATCAAAAGTATCAGGAAAGAGCTTTTTATATTCTTCCTCAGCTACTTTAATACTAGGGTATTCTGAAATAGATAGAACACCCCTATATTTATGTTTAACTACAATCAAGACCATTAGATGATATATTCCTCTAGTGTCTTCTTACCAACAAACTGAGCCTTTACATAGAACTCATCTCTTGATGGTCTGTAGCTAACCATAAAATCTTTTCGCCCACAATAATTAAATAATTGAGCAAGACCGTCTTGGTCTGACTTTGATTGACCATACACATGAGCAATCAAAGGAAATGAGCTAAATTGCTCGATAATAACCAAGTTAGTACCCCAATGGTCTAACTCGAAAATATCCTTTTCTTTATCATAACGAGCTTGCCACTGTGATTCTAGCTCACCATAGTACCCACTACCAAAATACATGCGTGAGTTCTTATTAGCAAAACCTTTTTTGACTGCTTTTTCAATAATTGTTTGTAATTGTTTAGACATAGTTATTACCTCTTCTTTATTCCTTATTTCTGTAAGGCTCTTAATTACCTTACACTTATATGATACACTATAATGTATCTATTGTCAACAATAAAATGCAAATATTTTTAAAAAATATTGATTTTAGCTGATTTTAGTTCTAACAGTAAGTCAAAACGGATAGCATTAATACGCTTTAACATTTCCTTTTCATCAAAACCTGGTGTCATGTTGTCATAAGCCACAAGGCACTTATGACAAATATCATGTAGACCATCAATAGTATCTTGTTTCAATTCAAAGATATGTTCCACATGAAAACAAATCTCCCTAATGTTGTCTAATGTAGCTACACTCACCACATTAGCTTTTCTATCTTCGTTAAATTGGCTTACTCGTCTTGTAAGTCCCATAATCATGAATGCGTTTGACATAATATTTACCTCTCTTAATTGCTTTATCATTTCATTTGTCTATTCTGTTCAGTGTAACCGTTGTTCTCAAGTTACCAAAGCATATAAAGTTAAATAACATTGTAGCTTGATTTTGGCTTGTCTCACTAGCTCTATGCCTATTAACACAAATAGGGTAGTCACTAGATTATTGATAGCTCCTTAGATAGCTAATCTAATATACCCCCTTATCCCTTGCAAGATAAGAGTTAGGCTTTTACCTAAAGGGGTTTAATATTTGATGGCTTCTTTAAACTCATCATCAGTGAGTTCTTTAAAGCCAATAGCTTCTTTTTGTGCTTTAATACGTTTAACCTCTTTCTGAGTAACGTTTTCAAGTACGTGATATTCAGCGTATCGAGGAGTAGCAACTGTGCTTGCTGTCCACCCTGAATACATTGTATCATTCACAATGTCAACCAAGAGGAACAAGCGACTGCCATATACATTATATTTAGAGATATAAAGTTCTGCGTTTGAGTAACTGAATTTAAGTTCTTTGTTTGCCATTTTAATTTACCTATTGAGCTATCTTTGTAGATCCCTTTCCTTATTTACATATTCATTATACACCATACTGTATCTTATGTCAATAGGTTTTTGGAAAAAGTTTAAAATTTATTTTAAGACCATTTTGATATTGTTTTTCGGTTTTGGTTTTTGGCTAGTGTATTTATAGTAGAAAAGTATAGCTAGGGAAAGGCTCACACAGAGCCTTGACCCCCTGTAGCTTATCAACTCCCACACAAAAACAATATACAATATAAGATACAGTTTAAGTGTATAGACTCGCTAACGCTCGTCCATACATTAAACAGTATCTTATTAGTCAACATTATTTATTAACCTTATATAGTAGAGAATAATAAGTATATATCAGTATAAGCTAATATAAGGCCATATAAGCAAGGATAAGCATAAGAAGGTATGATAAGACTATTAACGTATTATAGACGATTACAAGGGCTTTTAGAGGGGTCTATGAACGTGCTATGATGATAAGCTAGTAAGTGTAGGATAGATAGGATAATGATAAAGGTAGAGGATTTAGGATACAAAGATATAGTATAAAAGGAGTGATGATATACCGTTAAATATCACCAAAAAGAGTGAGTGATTGATATAAAAAGAGTGATGATATAAAAAGAGTCCAATGCATGCACTTCCTAGAGCTGTAGACATGCAACCCTAAGAGACAATGACATGATGATAACAAAACATACCATATAATATACTGTATTATCAATTTATCATTAATACCAATGCTTAAATTGGTATAGTCTGTATCCTATCAATGCTCGTAGCTTATCAACTCAAACATAGCTCAAAGCTTTGGTACTAAAGGGATACAATGAAATAAGACCATTCCTTTATGTTTCTGGAAAATTATGATTTTTCGGAAAGATGTTGGTTGGTAAGCTACAGAATGCTTTAAAATCAAGGGTTTGTATATATACTAGGTATTTTTGGACTTTCACGCTCAGAGCGTTTGGGGCGTATTACATTCAAATAAAATAATTCTGCAACCCTCGTATTATATTCCCCTAAAATATTTTTGCAACCCTAACCTAATTGCAACCCTATATTTTTCTATAATTTTTATGGTTTGCAACCAATTGCAACCCAATGTATGGTATAATAGTAACTGTCAATCAATACTAAATATTAGGAGGAATACAAGATGATTGAACTACAGATAGCAGGTTTAAAAGCTAATATTGAAGCTAAATTGGAAGCTATTAGGATGAGTAACCCTTTATACTACCATCAGTTTAAGAGTAGATATAATAAGTTACTAAAGACTTATAAAACTAATGACTACCTAGAAGATATGTGGGTAGAGTTAGAGGAATTACTAGGAGCTGTAGATGATGTATTAAGGGGGGCTGACTAATGAATGATGTTATTGAAAAAGAATGGAGACACTTCTTTCCACAACAGAGTAAGTTTAATGGTATCTCAACTAAAGGACATCACTTAGGTTGGGGTAAGTATTTAGGTACTCTAGCTATTATGATTGACTACTTAAAGGCTTGTGGTCTTGATGAAGAGTATGAAAAATACCGTTCTGTAGTTAAGGATAGATGGGATAAACATGATAGACTTAATAAGTATCAAATTGAAAAGATGAAGGGTGAGGTACTTAGTTTACTTCCTGTAGATGTGCAAAGGAAGTTTACTATTCGACCAGGAGTATATACTAAGTAGGAGGTGTTTTAAGGTGTCTAAGAAGCTTTCTAAGGATGATGTACTAGCTATGGGTAGATATATACCACTTATGCTAGAAGACTTACGAGAAGAGAAATCAGAGCGTTATACACAGCTACAGGTTAAATGGGACTTGTATAACAAGAATGGATGTATGGGTTATGACATTACTAATTTATACTTGTTATGTAAAGAACAGCTTAGTGATGCTAAGAAAGTTAAGTATCCATAAATAAATGTTGACTCTGTAGCTTAATTGGTCTATACTAATAGTTGTGAACGACTTGATGCTGTTACGAGTTCATAAGGTTTACTCCATATTAAATGGTTAGAAGAGATGTTATGCCATTGACATCTCTTTTTCTTATGGTATAATTAATTTACGGTAGTTAAAGGAAAAGCCATTTAAAATTACCTTTCTGTTTTTATTTATCCTTAAAAGAATCTAGGTATTGACTTAGATTCTTTTTTGGTGTATTATATGACTATGCACTAGACATAGTGCAAATATAAATAGAAGTGATGATTTGTAAGCATCAACACTGGCATTTTATAGCAACTTTAATATCTTATTTTTGATAATAAAGTCTCCTTATTCATTTAACATAAAAAGTACAGACATCCAACACTGTACTTTTTT